CAAAGAACTGAGAAATGATAATGGATAAATTTAAATCAATATTTTTAGGATTAGAAATCGCTTATGGACAATACCAACCCGGGGAGCGAGGAGAGAACGGAAAACAAAAAGGTAAGGCTTTTATTGTCCGGGGTGTCGTTACCGACTCTTTATGGAGCAACCACCTTGAAGGAAAAGGCCCAGCGCTCGGCATCATACCTATCACTGAAGATAATAGTTGTCGTTGGGGGTGTATTGATATTGACGAATATAACTTTGACCATCTTAGCCTCATTAAAAATATTAGAAAACTTAATCTCCCATTAATAGTCTGCCGATCTAAATCTGGCGGAGCACACGTCTTTTTATTTACCAAAGAAAATATTCCAGCATCTTTGATGCAATCAAAATTAAAACAAATGTCTATCATACTTGGGTATGAAGGCTCAGAAATTTTTCCAAAACAAACAGAGATACTTGTTGAACGTGGGGACACAGGTAACTTTTTAAATTTACCCTACTACAATGAAATGAAAGGACTGCGTTATGCTATCAACGATAATGGCGCCGGTTGTACACTTGAGGAATTTTATAAGCTCTATGATCTTCTGGCTTGCCGAAGGGAAGAGGTGGAGAAAATTGAAATCGAAGAGAAAAAAATAGAAGAAGCATTTCCTGGAGGTCCTCCTTGTTTAAATAAACTGGCCACTATAGGTTTTGGGGAGGGCTCTAGGAACAATGCATTATTTAATATTGCAGTATATTACAAACAATCAAAACCAGATTCTTGGGAAGATGAAATAGTAAAAGCAAATATGAAATATATGGAACCTCCATTAAGTAATAATGAGGTTCAACAATTAATTAAATCAGTAAATAGAAAAGGTTATGACAAATATAGATGTAAAGATGCTCCTATCAATGCAGTCTGTCAAGCAGGTTTATGTAGAACAAAAAGATTTGGTGTAGGATTTGGTGAAGAAGAAATGCCAGTTCTTGGAAGTTTAACTAAATACACTTCTAATCCCCCACAATGGTTTTTAGATGTAGGGGAAACGAGAATAGAATTAAAATCAGAACAAATTTATAGTCCTAATTTATTTGCGTTAGCGTGTTTAGATCAAGCTAATTTAATTGTACCCATTCCTAAACCAAAAGATTGGAAACAACATTTTCTAAAACCAATGATGAGGGATTTACAAGAAGTAGAACCTTTAGAATCTTTAAATCCAATGAATGAAATAACAGGACTCTTGCAGGACTGGACAACCAATAGACAATCAGCAAGAACTTTAGATGATGTTTTTAATAAACTACCTTACACCGATGAGAAAAGGGAATTTACATATTTTAGAATGGAAGACTTTTATAATTTTTGTAAAAGAAATCATTGGGAAGTGGATAAAACTAAAACAGGTAATTTACTAAAAAGATTAACTATTAAAGAAGGATATAGTGAAGACATATTTGTGGAGGAAGAAAGAGTTAGAATTAAAAAACAACAACCAAGATTAATTAAAATAAAAACAATGAAACAAACGGAAGCATCTGCTTCCAAAGTTGCTTATCAACAAGAGGATTTTTAATGAGAAATAAAATATTAATAATACACGCCAAGTGGTTATGGGATAATAATTATATAAAAGAACACAGCGATTGTATTCATCAATCATTTAGACAAAATGATTTTAGAGATAAGAAAGGTAAAAAATATAAAGTTAGAAATTCAAAAGGACAATTTATAAAATATGAAAACAATAATATTAGGACCACCGGGAACAGGTAAAACTACAACTTTACTTAACTTGGTAGACGAATTTATACAGCAAGGGATAAGACCTAAACAAATTGGGTATTTTTCGTTTACTAAAAAAGCCGCAACCGAAGCGGCTAACCGAGCTTCTGAGAAGTTTGGATTAGATAGAGAAACTGATTTAGCATTTTTTAGAACTCTCCATTCTTATGCATTCAATCAATTAGGAATGACAAAAGAAAAAATGATGGGCCCGGATGATTATAAAGAGTTTGGAGAAAAATGTGGCATCCCTATTAAAGTAGCTAAATTTTCTGATAGTGATGGTACTTTTAATTCTGATAATGAATACTTAACCATTATAAATACAGCAGCAGTAAAGAGAATGGATCTTTTAGAATACTATGATTCAAGACAAAATATTTTAGACATTGAAAGAAATACTTTATTTTTATTAGCAGATGAACTTAACAGATTTAAAAAAGAAAAAGGATTAAAAGACTTTAATGATTTATTAGAAGATTTTATTACAAAATTTGACTCTGACAAACCTACAAATAAATTTGAAGTATTATTTATAGATGAAGCACAAGACTTATCATTACTTCAATGGGATATGGTCAGAAAGATATGGAGCCGCGCAGATAAAACTTACATAGCTGGTGATGATGATCAAGCAATATTTAAATGGGCTGGTGCAGATGTGGATCACTTCATCGCTTTAAAAGAAGAGGTTGATGATATTAAAACTTTAGACCAATCTTATAGAATACCTGGAGGACCTATTCACGACTTGTCTCAAAAAATAATAGGTAAAGTACAGAATAGATTTGAGAAAGAATATAAACCTAGGGATGAGATTGGTATATTAAAAAGATATTCTGACATTACCCAGGTGGATATGAGTGAGGGAAATTGGTTAGTGTTGTCTTCGGCGAACTATTTTTTAGATGACGCTAAAGATTTATGTGAACTACAAGGTTGGTATTACCAATACAAAGGTAGAAATTCTATTCCTTTAAAACTTTTATTAGCTTTAAACAATTGGGAAGCCTGGCGTAAAGGTGCATTGTTAAATCATTTAGAAATAAAAAATGTTTATGAATATCTTGGAGCAAGTGTCTTAGAAGGATTTAGAAAAGGCAAGACTTTACATTCGGAAGATAAATATAGTCTAAAAGAATGTAAGGAGAAGCACGGATTAATAACCAATCAAGTTTGGTATGATTCGTTTGAAGGACTGGATTCTTTAACAGAAAATTACATTCGTAATATGAGGGCGAATGGTGAAGCTATAAATAAAAATCCTCGTATAATAATGTCAACCATACACGGTGCAAAAGGAGGAGAGGCTGACAAAGTTTTATTGATGCAAGACATCACAAACGCGGCACTCGAAACATTTAGTTATGATCCAGATGAATTACATAGATTATTTTATACTGGAGCGACGAGAGCGAAGCGTGAATTACACGTCTTGGATCCACGAGATTTTAATCGAGCTTATATATTATGAGTAAAAGAAAATCAAAAAGAAAAGCCTGGGAGGGACCTACAACTATCAATGGTAAAACCACCACAAGAACTGAAGCCTATAAAGAAGTTTATGAGAAAATTTATGGAAAAAAAGCACCTATGTCTAAAATAATGAAAGAGTGTAAAGAATATGGGGAGAAAAAGAAATGACCAATAAAACAATTATTCATATTAATAAAAATATTATACAAAAGAATATTAAAAGAGGAACAAAACTTCCAGTTTGTAGAGTTGAACTAAAAGGAAAGACTTGGTATGGCAGTAAAGTTGATATATTAGGTCCTAGTGAAATGATTTATAGTCCAGATAAACCAAGAAAATGTGGTGCAAGATTATGGATTGAAACTGATTCCGAGGTTTTTATTCATAATAAAACAACATATAAAGAAATGCAAAATGACAACTAAAGATATGTTTAAAGGAATAACTTACGACTCACTAGAAAAACAAGTCGGCGGAAAACACTACCGAAATATGAAAATTCAGCCGGCGGAATTTATAAATGAAAATAAACTCTTGTTCGCGGAGGGAAATGCTATAAAGTATATTTGTAGACATAGCATAAAAGGAAAAGAAGAGGACGTGAGAAAAGCGATACACTATTTAGAAATGATACTTGAAAGGGATTACTCGTGAGGAGTACTCAGATTCCGTTGTTTACGCCAGAAACGGAGTGGGTTATGCCAGAAGAATTAAAAGATTTACGCGGTGCTAAACAAATCGCCATAGACTTAGAGACTAATGATCCGCATTTAATTGAGCTCGGATCGGGGAACGTCACTGGAAAAGGCCACATTGCAGGCGTTGCGGTGGCCGTAGAGGGCTGGTCTGGATATTTTCCTATACAGCACGAGTCGGGTGGAAATATGGACAAAAAACTCGTATTTTCCTGGCTTCAGGACCTTTTAAATCAAACTGAAACTACCTTTATATTTCACAATGCGATGTATGATGTCTGTTGGTTAAGAGCCGCAGGTCTACAGATTAAAGGCAAAATTGTAGACACAATGATTGCTGCATCTTTAATTGATGAGAACAGATTATCTTATAGATTAGATATACTCGCTAAACATTATACCGGTGTGGGTAAAGATGAAAAGATTTTACAAGCAGCAGCAAAAGAATATGGATTAAATCCTAAAAAAGATATGTGGAGATTGCCAGCGCTTTTTGTTGGACAGTACGCGGAGCGTGATGCGGAATCTACATTAAAACTTTGGCAGAGATTAGAAAACGAATTATATAAAGAAGAACTTTGGGATATATTTACTCTGGAGACAAAATTATTTCCTTGTCTAATTGATATGAGATTTAAAGGAGTAAGAGTAAATCTTCAAAAAGCAGATGAAACTAAAAAGTTTTTAATTAATAAAGAAGAAAAATTAATTAAGAAAATTAAAGACTTAACGGGTGTTGATGTAGAAATTATGGCAGCTAGATCAATTGCAAAAGCATTTGATAAATTAAAACTTCCATATGATAGAACTGCAAAAAGTAAAGAACCTAGTTTTACAAAAAACTTTTTACAGAATCACCCCCACGAATTACCTCAAGCCATTGCAGAAGCGAGAGAAATAAATAAAGCGCATAGCACTTTTATTGATTCTATAACTAAACACGCAGTGAACGGAAGAATACACGCAGACATAAATCAAATTAGATCAGATGCAGGGGGAACAGTAACGGGAAGATTCTCAATGAGTAATCCAAACCTACAGCAGATTCCTGCAAGACACCCAGAACTTGGACCAATGATTAGATCTATATTTATTCCAGAAGAAAAATGTACCTGGGGCTCCTTTGACTACTCTCAACAGGAACCAAGAATTTTGGTACATTACGCAAAACTACAAAATTTACAGGGTGTTGATGAAATTTTAGACGCATACAGAACCGGAGACGCGGATTTCCACCAGGTCGTAGCAGATATGGCAGGCATAAAAAGAAAGCAAGCTAAGACGATTAATTTAGGCTTAATGTATGGGATGGGTAAAAATAAATTGATGGCTGAACTAGGATTGATGAAGGACTCAGCTGAAAAATTAATTAGGCAATACCATACTAAAGCACCGTTCGTAAAACAATTAATGGACAATGTATCTCGTAAAGCAAATGATAGAGGAAAGATTAGAACATTACTTGGTAGAGCGTGTCATTTTGATCTATGGCAGCCCGTACAATTTGGAGTCTTTAAACCCTTACCTTTAGAACAAGCGCGAAAAGAATATGATGAGCCTTTAAAACGGGCATTTACGTACAAAGCATTAAACAAGTTAATACAAGGATCGGCTGCAGATATGACTAAAAAAAGTATGGTAGCTTTGTATGAAAATGGTATAATACCGCACATTCAGATTCACGATGAGGTAGATATTTCTGTTGAATCTGATAAAAAAGCAGAGGAAATAATTGAAATTATGGAATCAGCAGTTAAACTGCAGGTACCAAACAAAGTAGATTATGAATCAGGTCCCAGTTGGGGCCAAATTAAATAGGAGTATATATGGAAAAAATAAAATTATTCTGTCAAAAACTATGGTTAGATCATAACCATTGTATGATAGCGGCAGTTATAGGCTTAATTGTAGGAATTGTATTATTCTAATGGTTGTGCCCTATGAAAAAAATCATAAAATATATTTGTAAAGTTCTTTGCTGGCCATTTAAAAAAAGTTGTGACTGGTTAGCAAGTGGACTACCTAAGGGAAAAAAAGATGAGTGAGCAATTCTGTAAAAAATGTAATAAAATGTGTCACTGTCCAAACGCGGAAGGTGAGTGTACCAACTGTGAGTGTAACAGTAGAGCAGAAGATAAAAGTTTTGAAAATGAAGGTGGTCTAGTGGTTGATGACACTGGAGAGTGCGAAAGTTGTCAATAAGAATATTAAAAACATTATTATTATTTATAAGCCACTACTCTAGTAAACTTCAAGTATGGAGTTGGCAGAAGTTATGGGGAGATAGAAAAAAAGGTTACGGGTATAAATAATGGCACTCAAAATTTCAGAAGAAGCAGCAGTTCAAATGCCTATGAAGACCGTAGCCAGCCTCATCGCGCTGGTAGCGATCGGGACCTGGGCTTACTTCGGTATTATTGAGACCCAAAATAAAATTTCAACTACAGTAGAACTAATGTCAAAAGACTTAACTGAGAATACAGAGTTTAGAATCAAATGGCCGCGGGGTCAATTAGGTTCGCTTCCTGCAGATTCCGAGCAATTTATGATGATCGAGGATTT